TTCCCTGCCGACTTGTCCGGCGGTCCCTCAAAGCCGTCATCGTCGCCGCCCTCCATGACCGGCTGAATGCTGTGCACGATTGACGGGACTTCCTTCCATGCCTTGGCGCCGGCTGCCTCGCCGCCGGCGGTGCCGTCGTGGTTGAGCCATAGGACGCTGCAGTGCTGGCAAATCACCTCCTTGACGAAGGTGAGCAGCGCCGTGACCTGACCGTTGTCGCAGTAGTTGAGATCGGCGCGGCTGGTGGCGGCCTTGCAGCTGTCGATGATCACCAGGGCGATCTTCTCGCTGCGCACGAAGTCGAGCAGGCCCAGGCAGCCGCGCAGCGACGCTTCCCAGCCCAGTGCCGCTTGGTCCGTGTCATGGGCCCAAACATGGAGGCGAAGCCCTTTATGGGTTGGACTGATCGCCGGATGCTCAGCCCTGCCCAGATCCTGCAGGGTGCGGATCAATGGCGCCGGGCCCGAGTCGGTGGCGATCATCAGGACGCTGCCGGCCTGCGGCTGCGCCTCGCGGTCCAGGAAGCCAGTGCCATCGATGATGGCAAACGCCATCGCCAGCGCTGCGGTGGTCTTGCCAGCACCGGCCGGCGCATAAAGCAACGCCTGATCGTTGGCGGGCAGGAATCCTTCGAGCAGCCAATCCAGGCTGATCACCTTCGACAGGTCGATCGATCGGTAGGTGGGCCGCTCCTTTGGCGCGGCGCCGGCGCGGTGCTGCTCCTGCTCGGTGAGCAGCCGGAACAGCGCTGCATTGATCTGACCATCGGTGCGCCGAAAGCGGGCCATGATTTCGGCCCGAGCTTCCATTTCGGTGTCGTCGTCCTGGCCCCTAATGGCCGCCAAGGCCACCTTCAGCAGCTCGCGGTAGCTGGCCGGTGGCTGCTCATCAGCGTCAGCCGCCCCGGCATCAACGGCTACGCCTGATGGCTTTCCCGGCGATTGCTCCTGCGGCCGGCGGTAACGGAACCCACCCAGCGTGTCGGCCAGGTAGTGCAAGGTGCCGATGGTGGTGCCGGAACTCTTAAAGCTCTGCCACTTCGCCAGGCACTCCTCCTCATCAAAGTTGCTGCATCCGCTCGACCACTTCACCCAGTCGCTCAGCAGCCCCGCCGAGACGCTGTGGAGCGCCATCCCGACCCGCAACCAGCGGTCGTAATCCTCGCAAGGCGGAATATGCTTCAGCAGCTCCAGGGCCCTGGGAATGTCGGCCTCACTGGCCGGCTGATGCTCTGCTGCCGCCGGCTCGGTGGAGGCCTTGAGCATGGGCCACAGCAGCCAGTCCAGTGCGTCGGCCACCTGCAGATCGGCAGGGGAGCGGCCATCAATCCAGCGGTAACCCTCGGTGTCAGGGTGAGCCCCGGCGATGACGGACTGATGCCCGGTGCCGCGCAGCTCAAGCACGATCCGGCCGGCATCGTTGTGCCAAACCCGCCGGCCGCGCAGATGGGGCCACAGATCGGCCGGCACCCTGAAGGCCATCTGGCGGCGGTTGATCACACCGCTGCTCCAGGCCACCGTGGGCGGCAGGTCGGACCACGGGCGCCCGTAGACCGCCTTGAACATGGCGACCGCGCCAGTGCCGTCGAAGTCGGCGGCAATCACGCCGGACGCTTCGCCAAGCACCAGTCCGACAGCCTTCACGAAGCTGGAATCCGCCAGCTCGGCGATGCCGTCGGCGTCGTAGGTGTGGTGGCTCCAGTCCGTCTTCACGCTGCCGGTGGCCGGGTCAACAGGCCGCTTCAGGCCATCGCAAGGAATCAGCCGCCAGTCGCTGTCCACCTGCTGGAGCTCCGCCAGGAGCTCAGGGGTCAGAGTCATCACTGGCGGGCCTGGCGATCGTTGCGGGCCTGGGCGCGCTCGCGGCGGCGCTTCTCATCGCGCAGGATCTGGCGGATCACGGTGGAACGCGGCTCAGAGTCCCGAGCCTGATCCAACCAGTGGATCAGATCGGCCGGGAGCCGTACGGGGATGGGGTGCATGGGTTAGCGGTCTGCCGGGTCAGCGTATCCGCGCTGGATACGGAGTGGCAAGGCTGAGCCTTGACGATCGGAGTTCTGAGCCTGTACTGTTCGGAGCGTTCGGAGCGCCGCGGGCCTCCCGAGCGTTCAACTGCTACCAACAAATGACAATCACCTTGCCTCGCCGCGAGGCCCCAGCCGCAAAGGTTGGCCCTCGCCTGGAGATCTCCCCCTTGGAGCTTCGGGATTGGTTGCAAAACGAGCACGGCCTTAGCCGCCTGCTCACTCAAGCCAAGTCCTGGGAAGCGTTTGCCTGGAAAGGCAACGACCTGTCGGCTCCGCTCCGTGCTCTTTACGTGGCCGAAGGGCGCGGCCTTTTGTTTCGCCGTGGCGAGCGTGCGGTTGACGTAAGCATTGCCGACATCACCGCCGACATCAACGGATATTTGTTGAGCTTTGGCAAAAGCGTCACATCGGAAAACGCTGTGCTGAGCAACCTTCGCAGCGCATCTTTGTATGTGCAGGCCGCTGTTGGCGCGGCGGTCTTGACTGACAGCAGGGCCATGACCGTGCGCTTTGTCGATCAAATTGAAACCGCCGACAACATCGAAAAGTATTTCGATGCCATCAAAGGCAAGCTGCAAAAGCTTGGCTCACAGTTGAAGCACGCCGAAGCCTGCGGTTACGACGTGAGCAACGTCCTGGCGGCCGCAGAAGCCAGCACAGGCGTAAAGCTTCTGGCCGCTGCCTGATCGTTCAGACCTTGCCCCTGCTTTTGGCGGGGGCTTTATCGCCACCCTCACTCACTTATGACAATTGCAATCATTCCCGAGGTTTTGGGCATGGAAGCCCAGATATTCGAGGACACTCCAATGACCGATGCCGAGGAAGAGGAACTCGTCATTGTCAAGACTGCTATCAAGACCGCCTACGCCGACAAGCTGGAGCGCGACCTGGCCATTGGTGCTGGTTTGCTGCAGATCTTCCGCCGCAAGCTTTATCGCGGCAAAGAAGGCGGACGAAAGTGGGCGGACTGGCTCAAAAAAGAGTCAGCTGAGCTCACAGGCGGACGAGGAGCTATAGACGCCAATACATCTCAATATCTGCGCGGCTTTTACCAATTTCGCTGCGAAGTGTTACAGCGTAAGGGCACGTGCCCTTCCGGCATTCCTTTACCAGCCAGCCCAGCTCAGGTTCGTCCTCTTCTTAGCCAGCTGGGCACCCACCCTGATGCAGCGGTGGAGATGTGGAAGGCCGCCGTGGCCGATGCTAAAGGCAAGGTTCCGACCTTTGATCAAGTCAACCGTGCCGCACGGGCCTACAAGGCCAATGAGGCCAATGAGGCCCGGCGATTGTCCGCTGCTCAGCAAACTCGCCACCAAAGAATGGTTGCCGCCAGCTGCGCCGCCACTGTTTCAAGCGTGGAAAACACAGCGCCGGAACCAGCGCCAGAGCCGGTCAGCGACTCCAGCTTCCAGCCCACCGTTCCAACCATTCCCGCTTGGGAGCTGGAGAAGGACGACAGCGCCATTGATGCTGCCGCCGAGTGCAAACGGATCACCAGTGCAATCACCGATGCTCACAAAGCGATCGGCCTGTTGCGGGGGATCCTTTACAGCCAGATCAACAAGCACGGCAGCGACTACCTGGGCGTTCTTCGCCAGGTTGACGCTGGTGTCTATAGCCTCCACAGCATTGACGATCAGATTCAACAGATGGCCGATGACATTGCGTTCATTTCCGGCCTGTTGATTGCAGACGTTGGCGAAGGTGAACTGGCCCAGTCCACGATTGACGTTTCCGCCATGCCCACTAGGGCATGAAAAAGGGCGGCGTTGCCGCCCTCACTACCAACCCCACCATCTAACCATGGAACCGACCACACGCGATTACCTGCGCAAAGCGGCAGTTGAGGCTCTTGCCGCCAAAGACGACGCCTCGGCGCTGGAGTTGATAGGGCTGCTTCAGGGCAGACTGGTAACGCTGCCATCGCAGCAGACCCAGCTAGCGTTGCCGTCAGTCCGTGTATCATCTGAAGGGCCGGCCCATTCGCAGCATTACTGGGCCCAGTTCATGAGGGAAAACTTCATTCCCTACATGGCAGAGCATGGACGCGGCAGGTTCACAAGCAACGAACTGTTTTCGTGGCTGGAAAACCGCTGCAACGGGTTGTTCACTACTGGCGACGTGAAGGAGTACTCGCGCGGCGGTGCCACTTGGCGCACCATTGTGTCAAATGCTTTGACCGCCCTGAAGCAGCAAGGCGTTGTTTCTGCGGAGACTCACGGCCGGGTCTATTCGATTGCACCCACCCCCTCAGACTCCCATGCCTGAATCACCACATCCCGAGACACTGGCCTGGCTCCACCAGACCGCTCGCATTGATGGCGCCACCTATGCCCAGGTGTTGTTGATCATCCTTGAGCGGCTGGAGTTGCTGGAGAAGGCGCAAGAGAATGCCGACCATTTTGTGGAGCCGCTGGAGCAGCGGTCAACCTGTGCAGAATCTGCGCAGGTTCCCCCCACCTCCGAGGCCGCCCCGGTGGCCTCGGATGAGGAGTTGCTGGCCATGCGTTCGTGGTCAAGCCACGGGCCCACATTCGACAGCGACCTGGTGGACCTTGGCCGCGCCTGCTACAACCTCGGCCGCCAGCACGGCGCCGCCCAGCCCCCCACCTCCGAGGCCGCCCCGGTGGCCACGGATGAGGAGCTGCGGCAAATCTGGGAGGGAGCGGACTACGTCGAAGACGCTCTCCGCGCCATCTACGACCTCGGCCGCAAACACGGCGCCGCACAGCCCCCAGCCGCCCCGCCCACCCCGCCGCCCGCGCCTGCCGGGGGGTTGGTGGAGAGGGTGGCCCTGGCCATTGGCGGGGAGGGAGATCACCTGGCCAACTGGACACCAGAAGCCCGCGCCGCAATCCGCGAAGTGGCGGCGTGGTTAGACAGCAACGAGGGTCTTCCCGACTTGGCAACGTCACGCAACGCCGATGGCTGGGAAATGGCGGCGCAGATCCTGAATCAGGAAGTCAACCGATGACCCAACCCCCCACCCCACCCAGCCGCGCCGCCCTGGCGGCCGTGCTGGTTCAGGCTGCCAAGCCTGATTGCGCGCTGCTGGCAGATCACCCGGTCAGCAATGCCGGGGGCAGCCAGCGCCTCGACCTGGCCAATGGCTGGCGGCTGGCCCTGTGGTGGCACCCAGGCCCGGAGCTTGGCCGCCTGTGGGCCGCCACGGCACCGGATGGCGGGATCTGGAGCTTCGGTTGCGATCGCTGGCCGGATTGGAACGCTGGCCCCGGGGCTGTGGTGCTCGAACCGTTGCGCCACCTGCTTACCGATGAGCAACGCGAGCAGCTGCAGCAGCGCCTGATGACCTGCAGCTGCTGGCCGGAGCATGACCCGTTGCCAGAGCCTGAGCCTCCGACGATGGCCGAGCTGTTCCCCGAAGACGAAGCATGGGCCAGCTGATCAGCACTTCTAGCCTGAGCCTGCAACGACAGCCCACAGTGGAGACAAAGAGCCGCGGCCGACTCCTGGTGCGCCAAATCCTGTCGTATCCGCCCAGCGTGACCCATACTCAGATCGCCGCTGAGGTGGGCCTGGGCCGCGAAACCGTGCGCCGCGTGAGGTTTGGCGAGCGCTGGGCCGATGAAGCGCCAGGCATGGAGCGCATGGAGTCCGATCAGGCCCGGCGCCTGTGCCATCAGTGCGTGCACTGGAACAGCCGTGAGCAAACCAAACAGCACATGCAGCTGGGCCGCTGTGGCCTCGGGATCCCTGAACCGCTGCTGGAGGGGCTGGCTTGGGCCAGGGGCTGCGGAGCCTTTACTAGGAAGCAGGCTCAGTCGGTCAGCACCGGAAAGGCCCCGGTCCAGCCGCGCTCCGAATCCAGGAACCGCAGCAGCTGCTGAGGGCGCTCTGGAGCAAAGCCCAGCTTCAGCCCGTAGGCCGTGGGGCCAATCAGCGAGCCATTCACGCTCCAGGCTGGGCCCATGGTGAGCTGATGAAAGTGCCCAAAGAAGCTGTGGTCCGCAGCGATGCCCTGATCTTGCCGGAGCTGCCATTTCGTCAGCGGCACGGTCAGCCCGCCGATGCCGCCCTGATAGCGGATGGCATCGCCATGGTGAAAGCGCAGCAGCCGACCAAGGACTTCGACGTAGAGGATGTTGCCGTCGCTGATGCGCCATTCAAGGCGCTCTTGATGCCGATAATGCCGGCGCAGGCTTTGATACATCAGCCACTCGTAACTGGTGGCGTGCGAATTATCGGCCTGCATTTTGGGGGTGGTGCGCCCGTGGTTGCCATAACTGCAGGGGATCACGATCCGCTCAAAGCCGCCGTGCTCTAGCAGGTGATCAACGCCGGCCACAATGGCACGCTCGCACTCAATGATCTGCTGGGTGGGCGATAGCTCCTGCAACTGGATCTGCTCTGGGTGAAGCCAGTTGTCGATCAGATCACCGCCCAGCCACAGCACCATTTGCCGAACGTCGCAGCTGCTGCGCACCATGCGGACCACTTTGAGGGCATTGACGAACAGGGCCGCAGCGCGCCGGTGGAACTCCTCCACGTCGTAGCTGTTGAGGTCGTTCACCGTTTCCGGCCGCACCACGGCGCCGCAGTGCCAGTCCGAGCAGAGCAGGATCGGCACCGATTCCGAGCGCGCTCCAGGTTGGTGATCGGCCAGGGGCTCAGGCTGATCAATCTCCCGAATGTCCAGCGCAGCTGCCAGTGAATCCATGGTGCTAGCCAGCTGCTCCAGCGCACGATCACGATCGCGCTCGGCAGTCCGAGCCGCTTCCTTGAATTTGCGAAGCTCCAGCTGCAGCGCCAGCAGCTCCTCAGACGTGTCGTTGCGCTTGCCGTTCGGGCACATTCCCGGCAGACAGAACGGCCGGCGCTGGCTGCCTTCTTCCTGCCACTCCACCGCGCTCTCGGGAATCCAAGCGCGGCAGGCCTTGGATCGTCGGCATTGGAAAGTGCGTTCGGCCATTTGGCTGGCCCATAAGATCCCGCCGGCCCCTGCAGGCTAGGGATCTCAGGCTTCCTAGGCTGGTCCTGTGGGTGCTGTCTTGCCCCGGCCGCTCTACGGGCCGGGGTTTTTTATTGGATGCCCGGCCTTCGGTACGGTTTCAGGCCGCCCCCAACGAAAGCGACCACCGCGCCCCCCTTGCGGATGATGAGCCGACCGGGCCTCGGCATCGTGGCATAAAAAAGCCCCCGGGTGACCGGGGGCGGGATGCGGCCTGGGGCTCAGGCGCCCAAGATGGTGTGCGGGCGCGGGTCGTTCTCCAGGGAGACGGAACCGGAGCCAGCCCAGTAGGCGTAGAACTTCGGGTCAGCAGCCAGGGCGGCCAGCGCCTCGGCCTCGCTCTTGTGGCGGGTGATGACCGACCGGCCAGCAACCACGCCCCAACGGCGGGCGGTGACTTTGGCGACGTACAGGCCGGGAGTGGCGACGGTCATGGTTGGTTCGTGGGTGGTGGAGGGCCTCCCCTCCGATGAACTAATAGTAGCGCACCCGTGACGGCATGGGAGGGGTCAGGGTGGCCGGTTCACAAATTGTCGCAATCCGGCCAAGGCATGAAAAAGCCCCCGGGTGACCGGGGGCGGTGGGGGTCAGGTCAAACAGAAACGGCGGCTACAAATTCACCGCATGGCTTGCGGTAGATCATTGAGTAGAGGTCTTTGCGCTGACGGCCGGTGCGAGCGCTGAAACCTTCCCAGATGGTGCCGTCAAACCCTTGGTTGATCAGGTGCTTGCGCAGGTTGATCAACTCATTGGTGTTTTCGGTGATTTGGAAGCTGCGGCCGTTGATGATGGTGGTCATTTGCTTTGTTGGGTGGTGGAGGGCCTCCCCTCCGATGAACTAATAGTAGCGCATCCGTGACGGCACGGCAGGCCAACGGCTGGCCAGTTCACAATCCGTCACGCTTGCGCTTTTGCGCTCGCCGCACTCGGTCTGCTCGATCGGCCCGGCCCTCTGGGGTCAACCGGGTCCAGCACCTGGAGCACAGCAGGCCACGAGCCCCGGTGTGCAGGATCCCGCAGGCCTGACAGGTTGGCCGCTGCGCTGGCGGCAGCCGCCCGGCCTGGCGTTCGCGGTAGCGGCGAGCGCGCTCGGCGGCGGTGGGGTCAGGCATGGGTCAGTACCAGTCGGGGTGGCGAATGGTTCCCATCTGCGTGTCATTGGCCCAGCCAAGAAGTTCGTCTTTGATCCAGATGCCATGTGGCCAGCCCTGTTCAGTCATGGACAGATGCGGAGCGTATTGGGGCAACTCGGTGTCGCGGATGGTTTCCATGTAGCCGCCACGGCGGTGCAGTTCTTGGCGGACGGCTTTGACGGTGCGAAACATTGAAGGCGATGCGGTGGGATGGATGGCCGGGATGGGCTCCCGGCCGGCCGTGGGGGTCAGGCGGCGGCGATGTGCTTTGCAGTTGAACGCTCGGCGGCCTTACGGCTTGCAAAGTGCCGGCCTCGGAAGCAAGGATCAAGTTGCTCGCTGCCGTCGCTATCGATTCGAACGACCAGAGCAAAGAATCCAAGCTCGGTTTTAGTGATGCGGGCGGAATACATGGCTAATGGTGGGTGGTGGAGGGCCTCCCCTCCGATGCCCTAATAGTAGCCCATCCGTGACGGTACGGCAGGGGTCAGGGTGGCCAGTTCACAAATCGTAACACATCCGTTACGCCAGCAGTTGCCGCACTTTCCAGCGGGAGCAGCCGAGCCGATCGGCGATGCGACGTTGGCTGAGGCCGGAACGGTGGAGGCGTTGAACCGTTTCGGTGCGGGATTCAGTGAGGCGGGCGATGAGCAGGACAGGCAACAGCAGCAGGGCCAGGGCCCATGCCAGCAGGCAGGTGGCGGACATGATCGTGAATGCTGTGGGTGATCAGCCAGGGGGCAGCGCCCGCGCCTGGTGATGGGATCACCCTACACACCATGAAGCGCTTACGCAACCGTATCCAAGGAAAAGGAAGACATAGCGCTAGGGTCTGGATCCACTGGCCCGCAGCCTATCCATGCGCCTTGGCTATGCCCGCTGCAGCACTGACGAACAGGCCGAGGCCCTCGCTGCCCAGGTGATGAGGCTGGAGGCTGCCGGCTGTGACCGTGTGGTGTCGGAGCTGGAGAGCGGCCGGCACAACGACCGCCCCGGCCTGGCCGAGGTGATCGCAGCCGTGCGGGCCGGCCGGGCTGGTGAGCTGCTGATCACCCGCGCGGATCGACTGGGGCGGGATGCCGCCTTTGCTGATGAGCTGATCGCCCTGTGTGCAATCCAAGGGGTGACGATCACGGCCCTTGATGGCGGCACCATCGAGGCCGCCAGTCCGTCGGGATTCCTCCAGGCTCGGCTGCTCACGACCATGGCGGAAGTTGAGTCACGCATGCTTAGCCAGCGCATCCGGCGGCAGTTCGATGCCTATCGCGCCCAAGGCCGCCACCTGCGCAGGCGGAAGCCGTTCGGGTATCAGGGCGGCGATGGCCACAAGCTGGAGCCACACCCGGCGCACTGGCCCCAGGCGCTGCGTGCTCTGGAGCGGCTGCGGGAGGTGGGCAGCTTTACCGGCGTGTCCAATGAACTGCCGAGCTGGTGCGACTGGACCCCGGCTCCCACCAACCTGCAAGCGTGGTTCTGCAATCCCGTAATTCGAGGCCACATCGGGCACCATTGGGACCGCAGCAGCGGCAAAGGCTGGGCCCAGCGGTGGGGGGAGATCCAATACGACCAGCATCCGGCGTTGATCAGCGAAACGGATTGGCACGATTTGGCGCAGTTCCTGCGGCGCCCAGCCAACCGGTTTAAGGGTCACGCCAACGAAGTGCGCCATGGGTTGACCGGGCTGCTGCGGTGCGCCTCCTGCGGTCACACCTTGAGGCGGAACAATTCAGGAGGGACGGCCTGGTGGAGGTGCCGCCATCGGCTGTGTGAAGAGAAGGGCGGGATTCGGGAAGAGCTGGCGCTGCCGGCAGCGGTGGCCGCCGCTGTCGCCGCTGCTGATCGGATGGCTGCCCTGGCCGTGATGCCACCGGACGAGGATCCGGCGATCGCCGCCAAGCGCCAGGATCTTGAACAGCTTGAGCAATTAGCGCGCCGAAATGCTTCCCTGGCGCCAGCCGTGGCGGCGTTGCGGCAGGAAATCGAAGCCATGGGCCGGCGCCCGCAGTCATCGCCGAACGCGGCCGAGGCTGCGACGAGGATCAGCGATCCGGCGTTCTTCTCTGGGGCGTCACCAGTTGAACAGCGAGCGCTGTTCGGTCTGGCGCTGCAGTGGCTGGAGGTAGATCGAGTTGGGGCAATCCACGCTCAGCCGCGTAGCTGGTAAGCCTGGAGAGCAGGGCCTCGCGTGGCGTGAGCGGTCTGGTCATGCTCAGGAGTCTGAGCCCAGTAGCGCCGCCGCGTCAACCTGCAGCAGTTCGGATGCTGTTGCGCTGAGGGTCGGAGTTCCCAGTGGCGGCAAGCCGAATCAAGACCTTAGGGTTGTGGCACCCACCCAGGATTACGACCATGAGCACCCGTGAACAGGTCCGCAACACCCAGGCCGAAGCCGCCATTGCCTTCGGCGCCATGCTCCGCCGCTGGCGGGAGCGCAACGGCTGGACCCAGTACACCGCCGCCGAGTGGGCGAATCAGGCTGCCAAGCCGTTTGCCACCTTGCCCCATAGCGGCTTGAGCGAACTGGAGACAGGCAGAACCAAGCACCCGCGCGCGCCTCTGTTCCTGTACCTGGGCGAGATGAACGCCCGGGTCGCCGCCGGCGATTACAAGGGGGTGAGCTCCCGCAAGATCCTTGACGAGCTGACCGGCAGCAAGCCGATCTGCGATCAGGCTGGCCAGCCCTGGGGCCCTGCGGCTTTCTGGGAGTGTCATGCCGGGATCCGCCCCACCCCCGACTGGCTGCAACCCAAGCCGCTTGCGCCTTTTCCAGAGCTCACCCAGCAGGCCGCCATTGACCTGGGCGATGACTGGCGAGAGCAGGTGATCGAGGTTGGCGCAGCCCACAAGCTGCGCCCGCTCCAGGCCATGGGGCAGTTTGCCCGCGTGGTGCCTGCTGCTGCCCGCGAGGCGGTTGAAGATGGCCTGGCCGGTGGCTTTACCCCTGAGCTGCTCCAGCCCTGCTGGAACCCTGAGGAGGGCGAGTGGGCTGTGGTGAGTTGGATCGGTGATTGGGCCGCGGCGTTGGCGGGTCGGAGTGCCACCCAATCGGGGGGGGGGGGGGGTGATGGTCGGAGTTCTGAGCTAAATGCTTGCGCGGTTGCTTAGCTTGGAGCTAAGGTCCGCTGGTGCAGCACTTTCGCACCACATGCACCAACAACCCCAACTCTTATCCACGGAGCTGGCCCTCCGGGCATTCGATGCCGACGCGGCGTTTTCAGCCGCCCTGGCCCGGCTCCAGCTTCAAACCCATGGCCAAGGCGCCGCCAATGTTTTGGCGGCTGCCAATGAAGCCGGCTTCTGCTGGTTGTTTCGCCCCATTGATGGGGAAGTGACCGAAGCGATCCTGCGCCACTGCGCTGGTTCAGAGGAAAAGGCCTTTGGGGATGACCCGTTGGCTTTGATCCTGGGCCTGCTGGGCGCTTTGCCTTTGCCGCAAGAGGCTCAGCCTGCTGAGCCTGATAAAAAAATGCGGAAACCGCATAAACCAGCGGATCCGGTTGAAGCGGTTGATGTAGCCGCTGAGTCGCTGGCCGCCGCCACCTGCGGCGTGGTTATCGCCGAGCCGGCTGTGCCAGCTCGCGCGCCCGAGGATCCCTTGAGCGATCAGGAGAAGGCCGCGGCGATCCAGATGATCAAGGAGATGGACGCGGCCGAGCGCAAGTCGTTCGCCATCAGCTTTCGCAGCGCCTTCAAAGTGCCTGCCAGCGAGAAGGCGATTGCGCCGTTGATCGTGCAGTTCCAACACCTTGACTTTGTGGACCGCTTTACCGGCGAAGCTGCCGGGCTGGTGCGGCCATGAACGACCCACGCAACCGCGAACGCCTTCGCCGTGCCTTGGAGCTCCTCGAGCAGGTGGGCAACGAATACCAGGCTGCGCTGTCTGAGAAGGCAGCAGCCAGCCTGGAGCAGAACCCCGGCCCGATCGGCATCGGTCGGATGCTGGGGCTCAGCCGGCAGACCGACACCATTGAGCGGCTGGCCAGGGAACTGGCCGACCTGCTCGGCGATTACCCGCCGGCTCGCATGGCCCCTGTCCTGTCCATCGTTGACGACGCAGCAGCATGACCCGCAAGCATCAGAGTTCAGAGCCTGAGCCGCGCAAGCGCCGGCCGACGTTGCCAGCCACCCAGAACCGCCGCACCTACGGGAGCGCGCAGCGCTTGGGTGGCGGCTCGGTGGTGGTGATGGTGAGCCTCAGGGCTGACTCTGCCGCCGCGATTCTCGACCTGGTGGAGCGGCACCAGCTCAGCCGCTCCGGCGCTGCGCATCACCTGATCCGCCTTGGTGCGGGCCTTGATCCACTTTCCCCCCTGAATTGACCATGGCATCTGAGATCCACTACACCCCCCGCGCCAGCGTGCGCTGGGCCCACCTGATCACGCCCCGCGCGCAGCTCGACGAATCCAAGCCAAAAGCCTGGACCTGTGAGCTGGTGCTGGAGCCCAAGACCAATCCCAGTCACGCCGCGTTCATCGAAAGGCTTGACGCGATCTTCACCGAAGCTCACGGCAGCAAGAAGAAGCGCAGCGACAAGGGCCAACCCTGGAAGGCTGACAAAGACGACGCATCAAAGGTGGTCGTCAAGTTCAAGACCCAGCAGTTCACGCGCGACGACGGCAGCACGGCGCCAGGGCCTCGCGTCATCGACGCCAAGAAACAGCCTTGGGATGGTGCCGCCATCGGCAACGGTTCCGAGGTGATCCTGAGCTTCAATACCTACGCCTGGGAGCGCCCCGAAGGGACGGGCCTGAGCCTGCAGCCGAAGGCGTGCCAGGTGGTGGCGTTCGTGCCCCGGGAAGAGCAGGACGCTACCGAAGGCTTTGAGGAGCAGGAAGGCTACAGCGTGGCCGATGCCGGCGGCGGCTTTGTTGACGAGTTTGGCGATTTTGAAGAGGCGCCCTTTTGATGGACCCAACTGCCATCCGATTGGCAATGACGGTGCTGCTTTGCATCGTCGCCTGGACCATTGCCATGATTTTCATTGGCAATCCAGAAGTGTTGCTTTTTGCCTGCTTGCTGGGCGTGGCAGCGGTGCTTGTCTGCCCAACGCCGCCCTGACCCATGAGCGACGACGCGGCGACTCATTGGCTCCAGGGTGCCGGCCGGGTTCCATTGTTGACGGCGGCCGAGGAAGTTCACCTTGGCGCCATGGTGCGGGCCTGGCAGGATCACCCCGGTGGTCCTGGCCAGGCTTTGCCTGGAGTCGCACGCCGAGGGCGCCGGGCTCGTGATCGAATCGTTCAGGCCAATCTGCGCCTGGTCGCTCATGTGGCGAAGGCGATGCGCCCGGGCTTGGGCCGGCAGGTGGGGGAGGCCGATCTGCCCGACTTGTTCCAAGCTGGCGCCATGGGGCTGGTCAGGGGCGCCGAGCGATTTGACCCAGCCCGAGGCTACAAGTTCTCGACCTTTGGGTATTGGTGGATCAGGCAAGGGATCAGCCGCTGGGCCGACAGCTCCAGCCGGTTGATTCGCCCGCCATCCACCCACGCCCCGAAGATCACCCGCTTGGGCCGGGTTGGTGAACAACTGACCGCGCAGCTTGGCCGCCAGCCCACCCGCGCCGAGCTGGCCGAAGCGCTGGGGATGACTTTGGCGGATGTTGATTTGGTGCTGTCCACCGGCATGCCTCCATGCTCCCTTGACGCCGAGGTGGCCGGAGGGGATAAAACGCGCCTGGGTGATCTGCTGGCCACCCCTGCCCCATCGGAGCCCGACCCAGAGGTGGCTGAGCTCCATGCCCGGCTGGCGGCCCTGCCGCCGCTTCAGGTCCGGCTGGTCTGCGCCGCCTGGGGGATCGGTTGCGCTGAGCAGCGGATCGGGGCCCTGGCCGCGGCTGAGGGGATCAGCGTGCGTACCGCGCGCACCCAGCTCCGCGAGGGAGAAGCGGCGCTGCGCAGGCCGCTGGAGGGGGAGCTGCTGGCGCAGCCGGTGCAACTCAGCCTGCTGAGTTCAACCCAAACCACCCGCGCACCTCGGCGGCCCAGGCGTGGTGCTGATCACTCGGCGGCTGGCTGACGATCTCACGCAGCTCCAGCTCTTGCACCCGCGCCAACGCTTGCCGCAGCAGCTGATCCTGTGTCACCAGGTGGACCAGCGCCGAATCCAGCCGGGCCTCGAGGTCATGGCGGTGGAGCCTGGGGATTGCCCGGCGTGCGCGCTCCAGGTCGAGCTCAGCCGACAGACTGAGACTGGGATCAAGCCAGGCCATGACATCACCTCAGGATCTCCAGTCTGACGGCAACCGCCTGCACGTCGTCGTTGATGCCGCCGGCGGCTGCTGCTGGGAGATCTGCGCCGGTGGGGTTTGCCTGCAGGATCGCAGCGGCCCGCACATCCTCGAGCGCTACCGGGCCCTGCTGGTGAGCCAGGGCCGGCCAATGCCGCTCAGCTGAACAGCCAGGCCCAGCCGGATGCGGCGCCATCCGGCAGCCAGCGAGGATTCAGGTTGCGGTAGCTGTAGCGCAGGCCCTTGCCACTGGTGCCACCAATTCGCAGCCAGCGGCCGGCCATTAGATCGAGCTCGCCATAGGGATCGTTGACGATCCAAGAGAACGCATCAAATCCAGTGATCGTGATCCAGTGCCCGCCGCCGGCCGGGGCGGTGACGGTGCCATGGTGAAGGATCCCGATTGCGGCAGGCAGACCGGCGCGGATCGCGGCCTGGAGCTGAGCGGCTGAGCAGTTCTGCACGAACCGGGCTTTCACATTCAGCGACGCCAGGGCCTTTTGATGCGCTGCTTGGTCGGTGGTATCACCGAACCGCTGAACCACATGCAGGTAGTCCACGTCATCCTTGATTCCGCCGAGGCCCAGGTAGGCCAGGCACATGGCGATGGAAGATGTTTGGCACTGACGCCAGCCCTCAACGCCGTTGTCGCCTTGGGCAAAGTAGGGAACCGCCAGCGGGTTGCTGGGCTTGGCCACCGCCGGCGCCGCCGGGCTCCCTGCGGCCCTCCAGTCGTCGGTGAAGGCCTGCCGTTGCTCAGGCGTCAGAGCCTGATCCAAAGCGGTCAGGGCCGCCAGCTGATGGGGCAGGATCTGGCCCTTCTTTGCCACCTCCTGGGCAGCATCACGGACAGAGGCGAGGGTCATGGGATCAGCCGACAGCAATGAGGGAAACGGAGACATCGAACAGGCCGCCGCTGGCCGGGGTTTCCTCCGGCGGGCCGGCGTATTTCCAGGCAAAGCCAGCCGGTACCACGTCGTAGCGGCTGGCGTGCATGCGCCACAGCTCGACCGGAATCGTGAACGGCCGGATGGCGCCTTGGCCATTCCAGTGCGCCGAAATTAGCCGAGCCTGCGTGAGCGTCAGGGCGCGGAACGCGAGGGTCACCGGCACACCGAACGCGACGGAGCCATGGAGGAAGCGTGTCTCGTCGCCGTTGTTGAAGGTGGCCGCGCTGATCGGATGCGAGCCCAAGGAATAGGACCGATCAAGCGGCTCGATGGCAGGGAAGGCGGCCATCAGATTGGCGCCGGGAGGGGGATCTCCCAGGTCGAGGCGTTCCACTGCATGGTGCTGGAGCTGCTCACCAGGTCCGTGCCGTTGTCGATGCAGCAGACCAGCTCGTCGGCTGAGCTGGCGCCGCCCCGAGACCGGTAGACCACCAGCTTCCGCGCCGTGATCGTGCTGCTGCTCCAGCTCACTGAGCCGATGGTCAGAGTCAGTTTGTGCGTGCTGGTGCTGAGCGATGCGCTCAGGGTGATGGATGCACCGCCGGCCGTGTAGCCGGTGCCGGTCACTTCTGATGTCACTGAGCTGCGTTTGCTGTGCGCGCCACGGTCTTCGCTGTAGCTGGAGCTGACCAGCATTGCCTTGTAAGTGCTGGCCGTGGTGCAGTTCCCGGCGAACACGTCGGCCAGGAAGCTGTCGTAAACGATTGACGCCATCAGGCTCCTGATCCTGACTCAGGCTAGGAATCGGCCCACTGGCTGAAGCCGCTGGGCTTGTAACTGGGAGACACCAGCAGCGTCGCTGCGTCGGTCGAGAAATAGGGCCGGAAGCACACATACCAGGACGGCGTGCCGCTCCAGCTGTAGGCCGATGGATTGGCGCTGCTGGCCGGATCACCGCTGGTCAGCCAGGTGCCATCGGATCCAAACCAGAGCTTCTTCGCATCAAAGTCCACCGCGATCATCAAAATGCGGGCCGAGCCAGACGAATATCCAAGCGTTGAATAAGACTTACTGGCGCTGCAATCTTGCGAAATAATGCGCGAACCGGTAATGCCAATTCCGCCAGAACCGGCCTGACCCGGATAATTGCTGTTGCTGGTGCCAACTCCCCACCATGTGTCTTGAACCGAGTTGATGCCGCCGCCGGTCAACAACGCGGCGGACATTTCCACATACCATTTACCTGTTGACTTGGCGGCATAATTTCTTATTGTTTTTTCACCGGTTGCTGTAGCCGTGATGGTTGCATTACTGTCGCTGTATGTGATGTCGCTGACCCCTGTGGCCCAGGTCAAAGGGTTGACCATGGCAAACGTCGTGGAACTGGTCACCCAAGCGATTGACGGACCATAGGCAACGCCCCCATTCCGGGCACCAGGATTCAGCGTCGTTAGACTGCGCCAGCTCTTCCCAGGCGCCACCGCCAGCCCGCGTGGCTCGCTCTTGAATTCGACTTGCACGGTGAAGCAATCGGCATGCTCGTCAGTCACCTGGGGCGGGCTGGCGTACAACCATGCGTGTCCGGCTGGGGTGAGGTCGCTGGCCAGGGTTGAGGTGCTGAATCCGAACGGATCGAAGCCGGACCGCTGCCCCCGGTAGTGGCTGAGGATCGCCAGGAAGTCGGCCTCTGTGACGTTGGTGAAGGCCAGCCGCAGCCGCCGGCCGATCTGCGCGGAGCCATGACGGATCCTGCTCTCTGCGCCGTTCAGGCTGATCGTCGCCGTGACCGGCCAGGCGCCCGGCGTAATTGGCGCTTCGGATGGAACCAGGGCGGGAAAGGTGGCCATCAGTTTGGAATGGTGAGCAGGAAGCCGCTGCCTGGCTCCCAGGTGCCCCAGGAATCAACGGCGAAAATGTTGATTCCCATAAGCCATGGATTGGCGTTGGCAATGTCAGCGGCTCTGCTGGTCGTCCCGTAAAACTTCTGGGAAATGCTGCCGAAGGTATCGCCTTCCTGCGTCCTGTAAAGCCTCGGCACGCCGCTGGCGTTGCTGACCGTCGGGCCTGCCGATCCGTCCTCCAGCGAGCAGCTGTAGCTGTTGGCGCCAATGTCCAGGGGATAGGTGCCATCAACGCCGGAGACACCATCAAAGGTGCCTGATTGCGGGCCGGTGGTCGGGTCGTTCCATGAAATCGTGAATGATTGAATCGTCCATTCGCCGTAATGGCTGGTGCCGTAGCTCTCAACGGTTGGGAAGCTTGTGGCCGTGAAGTTCGTGGTGCGGAAAGCAGGGCCATCGGCACCACCTCCTGTCAGCTGAACGTGATGGATGTAGCCCGACACCCGGTTGTAGCCAAACGGACAACGAGCATCGCCGCCCTGTGAGTTGGTGCCATCCGACGGAGGTATGGCCCCGCCACCTTGCGCCAGCCGCTTGCCTCCACCTGATCCGGGAGCAGGTGGGGCATCGGCAGGAACAGAGCCGAACCCATGGAACAGATCGAGGAACTGCCCGCCAGCGGCCCAATAGGTGCCGCCCGTTCCCTGGCTGCTGATCGGTGTGCCGCTGGTGGAGGAGGCCGGCACCGTGGTGCTGCTTGAGGCACCGGCCACATCGCAGCTGCTGCCGGTGCGGTTGCTGCTCAGGATCTGCCCCGGTGCAGTGGCGCCGGCAACCGCCAGGGCGATCAGGCTCCGGCCGCTGGAATCAACCGGGAAATGGCTCAGGCTCAACGTTTCTTCCCCGGTAAGCGCGTGGCCGATGCTCTCCACCACGTAGAACCGGTTGAAGGCGCCGGCCGGCTCGCGGCTGCTGATGTTCTGCAGGTAAATCTGAACCACGTCGCCCTCGGCGATGGTGCCGGTCTGGTTGCCTGGCTTCAGCTTCACCGTTGCTGAGTGTGTGCTCAGGGTGCGCCGGGCGTAGAGGTAGGCGCCGACCCGTGCCGCGTGGTTTTCGGTGGTGGCGAACTGGCTCAGGTCGTGTTGCTCAACGGGGCCAGAAGCGTTGAGATCGCCCACGGTCAGGGTGCGCACGATCGGCACGTCTGTGTCGTCCTGCTGCTGCCTCCAAAGCATGGCCATGGCGACCGGGCGGCGGCTGGCGGCCTCGCTGTATTCGATCTGGAAACTGTCGGGGATGATCGCCGCTTCCGTCAGCACCCAGTCGGGCACGATGGGGTCGGAGTTGATGCCACCCGCGCTGGTCACCGGCAGCAGGGGCCTGAGGCCGAACTTCCCGCCGATCTTCGTTTCACGCAACAGGAAGTCAGGCAAGATCCGGATCAACCAGTCGCCCAGGTTGGTGGAGGCGCTGAACTCGCCGTTGCACCAGAGCCCGACCGCCTCGAGGAACTGCGCGGCGCTGGCCAGGCTGCCCAGGTCGATCATGGCATCAGGCACCCGGCCGCTGCGTTGCAGGGCCCAGAGCACCAGGTCCGCCAGGTTGTCGCTGCTGCCCACAGTGGAGTCAAGCAAGCGCCCGCGTTCCACGATCGTGCCACCGCGCAGGAAGACGTTCCAGCCGGTGCGCCAACCGTCGGACCCACCGGCGAACGATGCGCCCGCCTCGAAGGTGGTCAAGTCCTGGTAGTTGCCGCCGCCGCCGGTGAAGGTTGGGAACGTCGGCACGGTGTAGGCCGTCTGCGCGGTGGCGAAATTGCCGGGCGCCCAGCTGCCGGCCCTGGTGTTGCAGTTCTGAGAGAAGGTGCCGATCCGGCATTCACCGCACCGGACATCGCGGCGCTGGATGCCAGGGAAGCGGCCCTCGCCCAACACCATGTGATAGCGGCTGGTGACCGTGCTGGAGTCGTTCTCAAAGCGGCTTTCGGTGGCCTTGGGGAACACCAGCACGCCGCCCACCGTGCCGCGCCGCCGGCCCCAGATCACGGGGATCGGCTCGCCCACAACCATTGCCGCCTGGGCCACCTGCAGCGGCGAGTTCCCGGCGGCGGCGGCGGCGTTGGCCGGCGGGGGCAGCTTTCCGCTGCTGGCAGCTGCCAGGCCCACGCCATAGATCTGAGCGGATGTGCGCGTGTCGATGCCCGCCCCCGGGCGCTTTGACCCGTCGGGGTTGTAGTTCTGCAGCCAGGAACTGAGCGCGTCGGTCATAGCCGGCAGGGGACTCCAATCAGGGCGGTCAGTGCTGTTCTGGGTGGAAACTGCGCACCCACCGGCGACAACGCCGAGCCGAGCTTCCAGGTGATCTGGGTAAGGCCGGCGCTTGCCCCAATCACCTCACCCACGCAGCTAGCCACCAGCGTGTAGGCCGCCGGTGGAGCGCTGCTGGCCGCCGTCTCATCAAACTGGATCACGCGCAGCGTGGTCACCCACGGCCCGGCCAGGGCTTGCTCAGTCATGGACTGGACCGCTGGCGTCGCCGGTAGGGTCAGGCTGGCTTGATCGCCCGAGGCTTGGCCGCTGGTGACGCCGGCCCAATCCATCTGCCGGTAGCTCCAGGCCTGCCCATCCCAGGCCGTCACGGCGTCAACCCAGTAGCTCTGCCACCGGGAGAAGACGGTGCCGAACCCGTCGCCAATTTCAATGAATGCTGCCTGCCCCCGGTCCATCAGGCACCTCCCATGGCGACCCGCCCAGCAGGTGTGCGCAGCTGGCCCAGGACGCCAGCAGCGGTGGCGTGCATGGCGCGCTCAAGGTCGGCCATGCTGACCCACTGGCTGCCGTCGGGCATCTGCAGCACCTGGCCGGTCTGGATGTTGATCGTGGGGGCCGCCGCCGACCCGTCCGCACCGTTCACCACCGCCACACCCCTGGAGCCCTGCAGGTAGGCCCGCGAGGCGGCACCCATGCGAGCGGCTGGGATCACATACTCAGGCCCGGCCTCGCCCACCGTGGCCGTGGTGGCGCCGGTCACATAGGCGCCGGAGGCGAACTGCGGCACCGGCATCATGCCCAGTTGGGGAAGCTGAGGAAGGTGCAAGCTGGCGGCCACGCCGTTCACCGTGGCGATCAGTCGGTTCACCATGCCCAGGAATCCATTGATCGCCCCGGCAGCAAAGCCCAGCACGCTGCGCAGCACTGACTTAATCACCTCAGTAGCGCCGATGAATGGCCTGGACAGGGCATCGCCGATGCCGGTGACGCCGCTGGCGACCCAATCCCAAGTGGCTTTGATCGCGCTGCGAATGCCCTTGTTGATGGTGTCCACGGCGCCGTAGATCGTCTTGCCGATGCCAGCCAGCACCGCGCCGATCTGATCGCGGAAGGCAAAGATCAGCACGCCCACCGCCACCAGGGCCGCGCCGATCGTCAGGGGCCAGCCGACGATTCCCGCGACCAGCGTGCCGGCGGCAGTGATCAGCGGCCCGATTGCACCCAGCCATCCGGCGATGGTGGCGCCGATCGCCAAGCCCTCAAATGCAGCGGCCACCGTGATCAAGCTGGCAAAGATCGGAGCCAGTGCCGTCAGGCTGATAGCCAGCAGGGCCACGGACCCGATGATGGCCTGCACCGGGCCGGGCAGCTTGCTGAAGCCATCAACCACCGCCGTGAGCCCAGTGGCGATGGCGTCAAGGGCTGGCAGCAGGGCCACGGTCAGGCCAGCCGCTAGGCCGCCGACCTTGCCGCTGAGCATGGCCAGCTTGTCGTTGTATTCGTCCGCCTTCTGCGCAAAAGCGGTCGTCATCTTGATGCTTAGGCTGTCGATCGCCTGGCCCCCCATGTTCAACATTGGGATCATGTCGGCGCCGGCCTTGCCGAACAAATCCAGCGCCGTGGCTGTCTTCTCGACGCCATCGGGCATGGCCTTGAACCGATTTGCCACCTCCAGCGTGATCTGATCGGCGCTTTTAAGGTTTCCGGCCGCATCCTTCGCGCTGATGCCCAGCCGGTCCAGGGCCGGGCCCACCTTGTCACCCTTGCCGCCGATGTTGAACAGGCCTCGATCCAGCTTTACAAGGCTCTTCGATACCGCCTCGATGTCGGTACCTGATGTGGCCGCTGCTTTCTTGAACTTTGCCAGGGCCTCGACGCTCACGCCGGTTCGCTGGCTCATGTCGTTGAGCGCGTCGCCGGCCTCAATGGTTTTGCCGATCAATGCGCCAAGGCCGCCGATCGTGACCGCTGGGACCACTGCGCCCAGCGCGCCACTGAGCAGCCCGGCGCGGCTGGCCATTGATTCCGCTGCACCTTCCGCCGCCTTTAGCTTTCCCTGCAGCTGGGAAATCTGCTCGGTGCCGGTGACCTTGGTGCCGATGCGCAGAATCGCGTCGAGGTTCATTGCTTCTGCTCCAGCAGGATGGTCTCTTCGATCACCTGCAGATCCTCCAGAACGCGCGACAGATCGGCCACCTGATACAGGCTACCCAGACTCAGGACGACGCCATAATCCAGCCCGGCCCTGCCATTCAGGCTGATGCGCCATTGCGTCTGGCAGCGCAGGAACAGCTCAACGGCGAGCCAATTTTCGGGCCACACCTCGAAATGCTGCGGGCCGATCAGCTCTGGCGGGAGCTCCAGGCCCCAGGCCGCCGCAGACTCCTCCAGATCGTCAGCGCCGCCGGTCAGCCAATACCGCGCGGCGCCTTGGAGTTTCCCCGCTTGGCTCCCTGCAAGCTGTCGCCCCAGGCCTCGACCACCGCAGCGGCAACACCCTGCTGTCGCAGGAACCGATCGGCAACGGCAGCGGTGAACGCCACCGGCTCATCGTCGTCATCAGTCACGTCATCGCCCCAGCCGACCAACACCTCGGCGGCAATGGCAAGAGCCGTGATGCCCTGCAAGCTTTCATCATCCTGCCCGCGCTCCAACAAGGCCTGACGGCGCGCTGACGCAATGGTAAGGTAATCAATCCGTTCCTGATCCAGGAAGGCGAAATGGGCCGTGAACCGGTAGGGAGTGCCTGCAATTTGACCGGCGACAGGCCAGGGGTAACTTGTTGCGCTGCTGATCTTGAATCCCATGGGTTGCGGTGGTGTGGTTCAGAATCGCTAGCCTGAGCCGCCTGGATCAGGTGAAGGCCAGGCTGAACTCGTCGGAGCTGCCGGCGGTGTGGAGCGCCACGAAGGGGATCTCCAGGCCAGCGATGCCGCGGATGTCGGCGGGCTTGGGTGGGCCGAAGTTCACCGTGGGCACGCTCACCGCCAGGCGGTTCCCGGCGACGGTGCCATGGGTGAAGCTGATGCCGCCGGTGGTGCCAGCGATGGCGAGTGCGTAGAAGTCCTTGGTGCTCAGCGCGTCGGGCCGTTCGATGGTGATAGAGCCTTCCACCATCCGATCGGTGATACGCACTTGCTTGGTGCAACCGGCGTGATCGAAGAACTCGACTTGGTTGCCCAGCGACAGTTTGAACGCCGACACACAAGCCGACAGGCTGGCCACCGTCACCGTGGCGGTGTTGGTGGAATCAAACGCCACCGGAGCGGCCTGGTTGGTATAGGTCGGGCTGGGAAAGGCAACATCTGTGGGGGCCTGGTAGATCCCGGTCATGATGAATCCGAACTTCGGAATCTGGCCAGCCTCAAAGCTCAAATCAAACGTGCCGCGGGCGCCCAGGCCCTGATGCTTGTTGCCGTCCCAGTTGTGATAGAGCTCGCAGCTGTCGGGCGTTGTGCTGATCGGGGCGTAGGTCACCGACGTGCTGGCCACGATGGTGGCGTTGAAGCCACAGGCCAGCAGGAGCGGGTCAAACTTTGGCGCGGTGCCAGCGGTGCCGGAGCCTGCGGCCTCTACATCGAACTGCAGGCCCATTTTGCGCATCGCGATAATCCGCGAGCGCACTCGACCGAAGCTGCTATCGATGATCTCGCGCTCCAGCAGAGTGCCGTCCAGCGGCGTGAGCTGAAGATTCTGGACGAGCAGGGCATCAGTCCCTGCCGCGCTCGCCGACGTGCCGTAGCTCGTCTCCTTCTTCACCATCAGGATCTGCCGGCGAGTCTGGGCCATCGGTCGTTACCTCGGGGGATTCAGCGGGGGATTGATTGACCCATTCGCCATTGACCAGCAGGAAGGTGCCGGCAGTGGTGGGCCTGGGCGGAAAGGGCTTGGCGGTCATGCCGTGAGATCCGAAAGGGAGCTCCGATACCTCACAGCGTAGGAACAGCGCAGTACGCCAATCTCGCCGCTCACCGCGTCCCATTGGCGGCCGGTTGGGTAGACGTGGATCACGCCCAGCCCGGGGAACGTCGCGGCCATCAGGCGGGCATGGGCGTCAACGCGGATCGGGTCGGCCAGGGTGGAGAGCGGTGCGCCACTGATCAGCACGTCAACGGAAACCACCAAATCGGTGTTTACCGGGCCAACGTCGGGCACCTCGTCGCTTTCGCTCTGCGGCTCGACAACGATGGCCGGCATCTCGTTGCGGGCCAGGGCCTCCCAGCGGTCCCGGAATACCTGGCCGCTGATGCCAGCGGTGGGAGTCAAAGCGGCCTTGATGGCGGCCAGGATCCGCTCGGATTTGCTGGTCATTGGCCCTCTTGCAGCGCCACGCCCAGCGCCACATTGGCCGCTCCGCTGAGCGCCGCCATGGCATCAGCCCTGCTGGCCCTGCAGCCGCCGCCGCCGCCGCCATGAAGACAGGCGGCCCAGTCCGCCACGCCGACCGCTGAGCCGGCCAGCAGGCAGGCCCCAGCAAAGGCCAGACAGGCGCCGAGATAGCGGGTCACTTCCGCACCTCCTGGCGCTCGATCGGCACTGACAACTTGAGCTGCAGAGCCTGGCCCACGACCGGAATCAGGAGGCCGAGCAGAGCGCCAATGATCACGACCTGGCCCATGCGGTTCTCCAATGAGCGCTGCCTGGAGAACAGGGCGTCAAGGTCTTTGGTGATCCTGGCCACCTCTTCTTTCCGCTCGGCCATGAGCTGCAGAATTGAATCGATCTTTGCGCCCAGCTCCGCCAGGCGCACGTAGATGTCCCGGTGAGAAACGTCTTCTGGCGGCATGGCGGTGGACATCGTTGATTCAGTTTGGCGAGGGCTGCAGCGCCGCTACGAACTCGCTCGGCAAGCTGCAGGCTCTGGCCACCCCAGCAAATCCAGCGGCCACCTCAGATGACACCGGCACAGCGCGAGTGATGGCGCTCCAGGCGGCGGCGAAGTCGGCACAATCGCCCGACTCAGCTCGCAGCAGGGCCGACGCCAGGGCGCCAGCGGCCACGGGCACGGACTGGTAGGCGGTGGCAAGGATCGCGTTCAGCGTGTCGCTGCCGAGGGCTACACGCTTAAACCTTGCCCAGTCAGGCGGCGGCTGGTTTGCAGCGTCATAGTCCGCGACTTCCTCTGCCGTGGCATCGCGCACGGTCCAGCGCTGCGCCCAGACGCCATCGTTCAATTCGGGCTGCGCTTCTTCCAGCCGTTGGGAGCGCAGGTCGCAAGGGGGAGGCTCGGCCGACACCACCTCAAAAACGCCAAACGGGGCCAGATCGTCAAGCGTTGGACTGATCGAGAAACTGACGTTCGGGTTGTCCCGGCGCAGATCGGCCAGGTCGTAGGGCCAAACGGGGGCGGAATCGGCGGGGGCGTGGATCAGCGTCATGCGGTTGGTGCGGCGGACTTATAGGGGTGGCCAGCAGGGAGTAGTGACTGCAGGCCCCAGCGGGTTGCTCCGGCCAGGTAGCCCTCAAGCAGTTGCCGAGTGGTGGTTGACGTGCTGTTGGCAACTACAGCAATTTCGGCAATTCGACCGTCAACGTAGAAAACGCTTGACGCGCCAATTCGTGGCGATCCGCCGATTGCGTAAGTGTTTGAACTTGTGGTATAAAGTAAGCTGCCATTGATGTATAGCTCCCATAAACCGTTTGCGCTGGTCATGCTAGCAACGCAAGCATTAGTTGCCATGGATGGCGTTGGGTTACCGCAGGTCTTGCGAAAATTGGTCATGAAGTTTTCATAAATTACGCCATCGGAGTATGGGAAATGATTGGCTTGACTACCGGTTCCCCAGTCGCCGAGGACTGGGCCGATGGCCGTACTTGGTGGGTCAGCATCAAGCTGAAACACAAACACCGCCAGCGCTGAGGTTGTGCTTGCCAATGGCGCAGCAGCAAAGCTCATTGCATTGGCTCCGCTGAAATCCAAGGTATTGAGTGAATTGATCGTGCGCGTGGCTGTTGTTGGCCTCAGCGCACCGCTGGCCGTTGCGTTTCGGCTGTTGCCACTCTTGTCATTCCATTGGCTCACCAAACCCGACGCTGCTGTGATCGTGGCGCTGTCGCTCGCATCCAGCCAAAGCGCTGTGCTGATGTTCGCTGGGGTCCAAAGCCCAGCGCTATTTGTCGCCGCCAACAAGGCCATGCGTCCCAGCATCACGTCCTCCCCTTCAGTGCGGCAATCTCGATTGTGGTTCCGTAAACCTCAATCACTACGCACTCAGTCTCACCAGCCGTTGGAGTCATGGCAGTGCCGCCGTCCCATTTCACGGTGTAGCTGCTGTTGCCGGTGAACCAGGAGATGGTGCCGCTGGTATAAGCAAACCTCAGCACGCCGCGCCACAGGCCGGACGCGGGAACGCTGCTTAGTCCGCTGAGATTGATGGTCGTTGCGCCTGCAATGGCGGCTGCTGTGACGAACTCGTTTCCGGCTGTCACATCCAGCGTGTAAGTGCCGCTGCTGGCGGTGACGGTGCTTCTGGCCGCGTATTGCTGGGTAATCGTGCTGCCGCTGGTCAGGGCCGCCGTGGATGGCAGCCGCGCCGCCGCCAGGGTGCCGCTGGTGATGTTCGAGGCGTTGGTGGTGTCGGTGGTGGCTGATGCGGCCAGGCCCGTGATAGCTGCCGCCGCCAGGCTGATTGAAACGTTGCTGGCTGCTGTCAGCCTGCCTTTGCCGTCCACGGTGAACGAGGCCACCTGGGACGCGCTGCCGTAACTGCCGGCGGCTACTGCGGTGGCTGCCAGAGTGGCCGCGAATGATGCGGTACCGGATCCGGTCACGTCGCCGGTCAGCGTGATCGTTTGGTCGCCAGTATTGGTGCCGCTGCTGGTTCCCGAGAACGTGCCAGATTGCGTGGCCAGGCTGCCCAGGCCAAGCGTTGTGCGTCCCGCTGCCGCGTCTGCCTGGGTCAGCAGGGCCCGGCCGAACGTCGTGGTGGTCAGCGCTGCGATGGCGGTCAGGTTACTGTCGAGGGGCTGGTAGGTGGTGGTGGCTGTGGCTGCGCTCAGTGCTCCGGTGATCCTGCTGTCGTCTCCAGCGGCCACCGTGCCGGCGGTGGTGCCGACGCTCAACGACGCAGCGCCGCCGAGGGTGGGCCGGCCGGACAGGTCGCCATAGGCCCCACTGGTGGCCACCGTGGCAAGGCCCGTGATGGTGCTAGCCGCTTGGGCGCCGGTGTGATTGGCCCTGCTCAGCAGGTAGGCATCGGCCTGGTTCGCCGTGGCGCCGCTGGCGATCCCAGCCAGCTTTGATGCGGCGGCCGATCCGCTCCACCATGCCGCGATGGCCTGGAAGATCCGCAGCGGGGTGAACGCAAGGCGAGCGGTTGAGCTTCCCGCCTCGGCTTCGGCCTGGGTGGCGGTGGCTGCGCTCCACTCGCGGGCGTCGCTCAGCCTGCTGTCAGAAGTGGAAACAGCACCCACCTGAGCTGCCGTTGGCATTGCGTGCCGGTGATCGCTGCGGCTGGCCGTGATGGCCGTGCCGGCCGCAGCGGTCCCGAGGGCCTGGGGGGTGTCATTGCTGAGGGTGGCCCCGCCGCCGCCAGTGCTGTAGTAACCCAGCGCATTCCAGGCCGTTGCACCATCGCCGATCTTCAGCTGCCGGGTATCGGTCTCAAAGCCCCATTCGCCGCTCAGCAGGATCGGGTTAGCGGCGGTCCAGTTCGCCGCCGTATCGCGGCGGATGACGATGCGGGCGGGGATGGTCTGGCTCATGCCCCGCCTCCGTCGTAGATGGTGCCGGCCGCGATCGATGCGCCACCGTCAAGGATGAAGTCAATCGCCGGATCAGGATCAGCCTTGACCAGTGGCACCCGGCAAAACGCGCCGTCGTCAAAGCGCTGCGGCTGTGTCTCCGCCTTGAACGTCACGCCGTCCACGTCCACCAGGTCGCCGTAACTCAAATGGCCAAAGGTGGCGGTGCTGACAGTCAACAGATAATCGACGATCGTCACCTCGCCACCAAGGATCATCTCGCTGTTCTGATCGAGAATCCCCACGCCAGAAACGGCCCCGGCGACCACAGGGACGCCAAAGCCGTTGAGGTCAAGGAAGGCGGTGAGATCCTCGGTGAAGGCCATCAGGCGGTGGGCTCCTTCGCCTTGCGGGTGGGCTTGGGTTCGGGCAGCGGCTCCACCTGATGGGCCACCAGCTCAAACTGCTCAGGGGTGAGCTCCAGCTCAGCGCCGGGCTCAAAGACCTTGCCGTCCTGATGAACGAAGAAATCAGCGCGAACCTTAAAGCGGGCCATAGGGAAAGGGGCCGGAAAGCCGGCCCCGGGAAACAACGGCGAGATCAGGCGATGATGTCGGTGATGGCCGCGAACGAAGCTGCGTGCTTCACCTGGATGTCGCAGGTCTGCATGGCGCGGATGTCCACGGAACCGGCGTTGTAGCCGGAGCCGTAGGGGTTCGGAAGAATTTCAAGCGCTCCCCACATGCCGATCAGCAATTCCGAAAAATTACCGAAAATCAACGCGCTCAATGCAGTGCCGCTGCCCTTGGTGAGGGTGGCGGGCACCTGGTTGGAGCGCATCACGCCGTAGCCGTTCACACCGCCGGGGGTGCCGGTGGTCGTCACGCCATCAGAGGCGGTCCAGAGGTATTCGCCGTAGGCGTTCTTGAGCTTCTTGAGGGCCGCAACGACCTTGGCATTGGTCAGGTAGTAGAGGTTGCCGTTCAACGCGTTGGCGATGTCGAGCTTGCTCTCCAGGCTGATCAGTTGATCCAGGCCGGAGGTGGAGCCAGAAGCGCCATCGGTGAAGGCGGCGCCGTTGGTCCCCATCGCCACCGAACCGATGCCGGAGGTGTTGAGAATGCCGGTGGGCTGGCCGCTGGAACCGGAGCCGTTGATGGCGGCCAGGTCGATGCCGAGGGCCATGACCTTCGCCAGGTCGTTGCGCACAAGCTGCTCAATGTCCGGCGTGGTTTGAGCCAATGCCAGGCGGCTGTATTGCGAGCGGGCGCCGATCTGCTTGGGCGAAAGGGTCACGGTGTCAAACGTGGCCTCTGCTTCGGTCAGGCTCGATGCTTCCGTCACCCAGTAAGTGGAGGTGGCAGCGGTCTGGCGGGGCAGGCTCACATTGCCGACCAGGCCGGTCAGCAGCGACGGGCCCATGTTCATGATGAGGGCGTTGTTGCGCAGCACCTCGATGAAGTTGGAGGCCAGCAGGTTCGTGGCCACCAGTGCGCCGCCGGTGCTGCTGGCACCCACGGCATAAGGAGCGCGCATCTCCAGGTTATGGGGCATGTAGAAGCCCGAGGTGGCGCGACCGCTCTTGCGCTCGATCTCGGCAGAGACTTCACGCTCCAGGCCAGCCTCAGACCAATTGCCGGTGATGGCGGCGTTGATGGCGCGGACGATCGAGTAGTCGCGCTGCTCCTTGGCATTCAGGTCAACCGAGCCGGAGCTCTGGTCAATCGGCTCCTGCTTGGCGCCCAGCTTGTCGAGGATTGCGGTGCGGAACTCCTCGACGCTGCGGCCGGATTCGACGAACTGGCGGGCCAGGTCGTCCATGCCGTGGCGGCTGCCCAGGGCGGTAATGGAAGCGTTGCGGGTGCGCTCGGCGGCAGCTGCCTCAGAACGCACCGCCTCGATGTTGAGGTCGGTCATGGTTTCAGGGGAAGAAAGGGAAGGGGTGGAGGCAGCAACCTCCTGAACAGCAGGCTCAGGCTCAGGGGCCCGAGCCTGTGGCTTGATGGTGGAAGGCGCCCGGATGGGCACCTCCTGCGCGTCGTCATCAACCTTGCGGCCGATGCCAACGGTCGGGTCAGCAGGGATCGAAACCAGGGACACCTCAAAGGGCATCCAACGGTCAGCGGTGAAGGTTTGCGGCTGGCCGTCGTCCCGCTTCTCGCCTGCTGTCAGCTCCAGCACCCGGTAGCCGAACGAGGCGTTCCGCATAATCCCGTCTTGCACATCGCGCTGCACCTGCTGCGCCAGGTCGCTGCTGCTGAACCGGGCCGACACATAGCCCCGGTCGCCTTCAATCCAGCTGCGCTCGACCACGCCGATCAGTTGATTCGGGTCGTGGTTCAGCAGCAGGGGGGCGCCGTCATTCAGTCGGCTCAGGTCTGCGGCGCCAGCGTCATGGCTCAGCACCTCGGAGCCGAAGTAGCGCTCGACCGGATAGGTGGAGCTGAACGGGAATGAGATCGTGCGTGATTCCGCGTCAATCTGCGGCGCCTCAATCGGCGCCGATCTGGTCAGGCTGGGAAGTCTGATCGTATTCATGCGCACAGGCTAGGAATCCTGGTTTGTCTGATCCGGCGTTGCCGGATCCTGCTGATTGGGATCGCTCAGCGCCGGATCGGCCGGAGCGCCCTGGCCGGCGCCCTTGGCGTCAACCTGAGCCGGATCGGTGTCGAACACCAGGCCCAACTCGGCGGCCAGCTCCAGCTCGCGCTGTCGAGCGGTAAACAGCTCCTCCAGGTCGCCGCCGCCCTGGGCCACCACATCGCCCTGCGACATAAATCCGCACCTGACGGCTTCCTTGTAGCTGGCCACCTCCTTCTGCGGATCCACCCAGGCCCAACCGCGCGGCAACCACCGCGGCTGGCTGTAACGGCTGGGGTCGGTGTCATAACCCGGCAAGTTGAGCGCGCCGCTGAGCACGGCCATGTCGAGCCAAGCATCAAAGACGCGCTGGTGCAGGTTCTCAATCAGCCAGGACTGCTCGACGCGGTAGCCGTCGCGAGCCTCGATCAGCTCCAGGCGGGCGCTGCTGTAGTTCGTTTGGCTGGCGTCTCCCGACAAGCTGAAATACGGAACGCCAACCCCCACGGCGATGCTGCGCAAGCAGGCCCGCACGAACGGCTCGAACGTGGTCGGGCGGTTGAGCTGCGGCACGTTGACCGTTTCCCCCGGGCTCAAGTATTTCCACTGGCCTGGCGCCCAATCGACCACCTGCTGCTGATCTTGCACGCCATCAGAGAAGCCGGTCAGATCACCTTCAGGCGACTGGATGAAGCCCATCAGCGCGGCGCCGGCCCTGGCCGCCACCAGCTCCGAATCCGCATAGCCATCCAGCATGTGCAACCGCGACAGCGCCGAGGCAAAGCGCGTGATGCCACGGGTTTGGCCAGGCCTTTCAATGTGATACAGGTGGACGATCTCAGCTGCTGGCACCCTGATCCGCTTGCGGTACGGGTTGGCCTTTTGGCCATATTGGTAATCACCTGGATGGCGGGGGAAGAAGTGGTACGCCACAGGGCGGCTGTTGATGTCCACCTCCACGCCCATCCTGATCTCGTTGCCTTCGTCGCTGGTGCCGTTCCAGTTGTCGTCCAGCATGTCGGCTTCCAGCACCTGGAGCGTCAGCGGCACCGTTGAGCGGCCCACGGACTGGCGGATCAGGCGAATGAACACTTCGCCGGATTCGACCACCGAGGCATAGGCAAGCCGCTCAATGTCGTTGAAGCACAGCAGGCCGGCCACGTCGGCGCTGTCTTTGCGGCTCCACTCGGCCCAACGGCTCTCGATCGCGTCGTTGATGGTCGAATCCAGCCGGCCACCGCCGCGCTGCATCCGCACTTGGCTCTGGAACTGAACGCCCTGGCCCACCACGTTGTCGGTGAGCTTGCGCACCGCGTTGCGGGCGTAGTCGTTGTCCCTGACCAGCTGGCGTGCGCGGTTCCGCAGGGTGCGGGCGCTGCCGCGCACCTCGGCGTCCTGGCTGGTGCCGCTGGTCACCCAGTCCGACGTGAGGCGGCTGAGCATGGCGCCGCCAAACATGCGCCGCCGGGGCGCTGCCGTCGCCGGAGCCTTTAGGCCCAGCCGTTCACGGATCGAAAAGCCAAGGCCGAAGGCCATCAGACAAACCTCACAAAAGTGGAGCCGGGATTGCCCAATCCGTTAGCAACCCGCTCGGCCGCTTGCTCACGCGACACCCGAGCCTTCAGCCGTGATTCCAGATCGATCAGCTCGGCCAGGCTGAAGCGCTCCAGCTGCCGGCCGCCGATCATGTACCGGCGCACCGCACCGCCGGCAAGCACCGCACGGATGGCGGCCTGCACCGCCTCCAGATCGATCTGGGATTGTGTGCGCCCGTCAAAGCTGGCGGCGCTGCCGCTGTAGCTCATGGCGGCCAGCACCTTGCTGGTGCCGGTGCCGATCGTGTGGGCCTCGGCGCCCTTACTGGCCCTGGTCTGCCAATACCAAGCGCCAACCGTCATGGCCAGCGATGCGCTGGCACTGAGCGTCGATTCCCACGCCTGGCCCGCAGCCGTGGCTGTTACCGTCACGCCACCGGCGCCGGTGGCCTGGCTGCGGAAGTAGGTGGCCAGGCCCCACCCGTCAGCGGCTGTGATCGCATTGCCGAGCGCGTCTGCAGTTGGCAGGTTGCGCCACTGCAGCGTGTCACCGGCCCTGAACTGGAGCGGGATCGTCATGGCATCAGGCTAGGGATTCTGATCTCACCAGTTCGTCAAAAATGACGGCTGTGGCGGCGTGGGCCTGGCTTGGCGCTGGGGGGCGGCGGCTGGCTTGGTGAGCTGCGCCTCCAACTGATCCCACATTGTCGCGCGGTTGTAGCGGCGCTTCACCAACTCCAGCGCTGCCAGGCAGTACACCTCAAGGTCGAGCGGTTCATTGCGCGCGCCGCTGGGCTTCTGCCACTCCAGCACCTGGAAACCCTTCACCGTGCGCGGGATTAGCCGCTCACAGGTCAGGCCCTCCAGGTAATCATCGGTTGCGTTCTGTCCAAAGTGGCAGAAGCCCGGGCCCGGCTGGCCGATCTTCAGGCGGGCGTAGATGGTGCGTTTCAGGGTGTCGGTTCCGACCATGTAGAGCGTGACGCCACCCTTCACCGTGCGGCCCTTCAGGTTGACGTCCTGCTTGCTGCCCTTGCCCAGCGCTGGAGCCGACCTGGTACTGCTGCCCTTGATGGCGATCACGCCCTCTTTGGCGTTGCGGCGGCAGTAGTCGTACGCCTCGTTGGTGAAGTGGCCGCCGGTGTCGATCGCCGTGTGCCGAGCCTTCAGGGTGCCGCCACCTTCAAGGGGGAACTCAGTCCGGCGGATGCTGTCAATCTGGGCCCACACCTCATCTTGCGCCGGGTCGCCTTCGACCTTCTGGTGCCAGATCAGCCAACTCTCCTCACCCCTGCCGTAGCCCTTCACCTTGATCTCCAGCCAGGTGTCCTGAACGTCAACAGACGCCAGCAGCAGCAGCACGCCGGCGGGGCAATGGCCGGTGGGATACGGCTCCTTCGCGGCGCGCTCCATCAGGCCATCGGCATTGACGCGGGCAACGGCTTCGTCCTCCCAGGCCTCGGCGGCGTGTTTGTTGACCCAACCTTTGAGCAGCAGCGGGTCGCCCTTGGCCCGCAGGAACTCATCACGGATCTGCTCCCATGGCGTCCACCCGGCCGGGGCGTACCAGCTGGGCAGATGAAAGCCAGCGGTCTGGCCATCGCCGCCGGCGTGCGCGCGCCATTCAGCGCGGCCCAGCATGGTGGTCTTGTGGTGCTGCGCGACTCGCTCACCGCAAGCCGGACACTGGCACCACACCTCACCATCGGGGCGATCCCATGCCATGTGCTCGCGCCAGCGCAGCACCTCATGGGCGCCGCAGCAGGGCATGAAGCTGGCGTATCGGCGCTGGTCTGAACGCTTCTCGAACTCCTCGGTGATCCGGCAGGCGCCGCGCGTGCCGGGGGTGCTGGTGATCAGCACCTTGCCCATGGGGAACGTTCGCGTTCTGGCCTCGGCGTTCTCCAGCGGGTCGCCCTTGTCGTCGGCCTCCAGGGGGTAGCTGCTCACTTCATCGGCGGCCAGGTAGGCGGCCGGCATCGACTGCAGGCCGCTGGCGCTGTTCGCCCCGGTCAGCACGAACAGCCCGCCCTGGAACTCCTTCAGGAACATGGTGTTGCCGCTGTCCCTGGACCGGGCCGGGGCGATGCGATCGGCCAGCACCGGCGTCTCCCTGAGCAGCGGCTCCAGGCGCTGCCGGTTTAGGCGCTTCGCCATGTCCAGGGTCGGCTGCACCAGCAGCGTTGGCGCTGGCCACAGATCAATGATCGCGCCGAGCCAGTTCAGGACCACCTCGGTCTTGCCCATCTGACTGCCGAACATCAGCACCACCCGCCGCGTCGGGTTACTGGGGCTTAGGCAGTCCATCGGCTCGCGCAAGTACGGGGTTCGGCTGGTGCGCCATGGGCCTTTCTCTGCTGATCCCTTGCCGCTGAGGATCCGATTGGCGTCGGCCCATTCGCTCACCGTCATGGCGGCCGGTGGCCTCAGGCCATCACCAAACGCTTGCCGGTAGACCGCTGCTGCATCAGCCATCGGACAATCCCCGCAGCGCGACACGGATCTCATCGGTCAGCAGCTGGTGGCATTCGCGCACATCGGCTGTTGCCGCGAGCTGCGGGGCCAACCGATCAGCCAGGCCCAGCAGTGCATCACGCACCGCACGCGCGCAGGCAAACGCTTCGGCCTTCACCTGATCCGATGGCACCAGCTCATCCCGACCACGCAGCGCTTCAAGGCGGGCTTTCTCCGCCAGGTAGTGCTCACGTCTGGCGCGGCTGTCGTTCAGATCGGGGATTTGATCTTCTGGCAAGCCCTGGATAAAGGCCTGCAGCTCTCGATCCGTTGGTGGCTTGGGTGCGGTGCTGGCGGCCCGGGTGGGTGGTGGCTGCTGCTGGGTGTTGCGTTCCCAGAGCTCATTGGCCTTGTCGAAGTCCAGGAATTCCCGGCCGTCTTTTGTCACCACGGCTGCCTTGATCCGGCCCGTCTTGATTGCTCCGGTGACCGCTGCTGGACTGCATCCACGCGAGCGGGCGTACTCGCTCTTCGTGACCAGCGGCATCCCTTTAACCAGTCCTTCCCTTAACTTAAAGGCTACTGATGCCCCTTAAAGATGCCGGGGGAGGGGTCAAAAGTGACCGGGGCGCAGTGGGTTTCAGGGGGTTGGGCGCCTCCCGCTAGAAAAAAACCGTGGTCCGAATAACC